TCCAGACTTATCTATGGAAGGTGTGCAAAAAGGAACGAACACATTATCTAAAATAATGAAGCAGATCACTGGTTCGTTTGAAGGTATAAAAACTGGCTTCTTGCAAGGATTTGGCAATATCACCGATGGCGGCAAAGGTTTAAGCGATACTTTCGAAAAAATGAAAAAGATCGTTATGGACTCTATCGGTAAAGCCATGGAAGGGTTTGGACTAGCTGGCGGTGTATTTGACGAAATGTCCGGCGCTGGAATTAGTTTAGGCAAACAGTTAGGTAAAAAATTGCCCGGCATGCTAGAAACGTTTGCAAAATATGTAGGCATGGCTATAGAAGCGTTACCAGGTATTTGGGAAGGTATTAAAAGTTTCATAAATGTTATGAAGACAGTTGGCAGCGTACTAGGTGTAGTTATGAAAGTAGTGTCCGGTGCTATTACTATAGCAACTAATGCCTTCAATGCACTCTTCTCGCCTATTGATGCAGTAAAAAGTATATTTACTGATGTTGAGGGCGAAACCAAAGGCTTCCTAGCAACACTTGGTAAACTAGCAGGTCTTACAGGATTAGTAGTACTTGGATTTAAAGCAGTAAGCGGTGTGCTAGGTTTGTTTGGTAAATCAATGCCAGCAATGTTTGCTAACATGGGTAAGTCTATGATGTCAGGCGCCAAGAACATGATGGGCGGTCTGGCTGGCAAATTAAACAAAGCAACAGGTGGCAAACTAGATAAAGTATTTGGTAGTGCAAAAGATAAGATTGCAGGCAAAGCAAAAGAAATGGATGTTGGCGGCAAAGCAATGGATGCCGCTAAAACAAAATCTAAAAGTTTTACAAAATCATTAGCCGGCGGCATGAAAGACATCAGCAAAGGCATCAGCTCTATGCTAAACAACCTATCAAAAGGTATAGGTAGTGTAATTACTAATCTTGCTAAGTCAGTGGGTAAAGCAGGAGCATCACTAGGCAAAGGCTTAGGTGATATGGTCCGCGGAGCATTAACAGGTTTAGGTAAAGGACTATCAGCATTAGGTAATCCTAAAGCATTACTAGGCACAGTAGTACTAGCGGCACTAGGTGGTGCAATGTTTATTGCAGGTAAAGCATTCCAGCAGTTTGCAGATATTAATTGGGCAGGCGTTGGCATGGGTATGTTAGCATTAGGTGCATTAGGTATTGCAGCCGCATTACTAGCTCCGATATCTCCATTATTGATCACAGGTGCAGTAGCAATTGGTGCATTAGGCTTAGCACTTGTTCCGTTTGCTTTTGCTGTGAGTTTAGCAGCACCGGCTATGGTTGACCTAATGGGCAGTTTTAAATTGCTCAATGAAGTAGATCCTAAAAATGTATTATTGTTAGGTCCAGCACTAGTATCACTAGCAGCCGGTATGGCAGCATTTAGTGCAGGTGGGTTAGTAAGCGGCATACTAGACGGACTGGGCAGTTTGTTTGGCTCTGAATCACCATTTGATAAACTTGCTAAAATAGGAGCGGCAGCACCAGCAATTAATGAGATGACATCAAACATGAATTCGTTTGGTACCACTGTAGGAACATTTAATGACGCAATGGCACAACTAGATGGTGCAGCTATCTCAGGTGAGTTTTCTAAAATGGCAGAAGGCATCGACACATTAAATGCATCAATGGCTGAGATTAGTTTAGTTAGTTTAATGAAAATGGCTGCTATGAAGTCATTTGGTCCTGTACAACAAGAACAAGAAGAACCACTAGTTGAGAACTCTAAATCACCTGAAGAAGGAATATATGATAAAGCGATGGCAGATGGTTCAACTACATTACTAAATGATTATTCTGCAGATGCATCAATGCCGTTAGAAAAAGCACAAGAAGCTCTAGCTAAAGCAACAGCGGCGCAGGCTAAAGGCATTATGGATGGTATAAACTCAACTGATCAAATGTCATTAGACTCTGATGTTCAATTTGCACAAATGGATGTAGCTGACGCAACTAAAGTAGACAAAGAGGCAGCAACGGCTAAGCCAAAAGTAGACAGGTCCATAGCTGGCAGAGATGCCAGAAGACGAGCCGCTATGGAGGCAAAGCGAGATCAACTGCCAGAAGGTCAAACTAAAGGTACATTCGTAGGCGGAAAATTAGTAAACCCAGTAGCAGCAAAGACTACTCAGCCAGCACAAGCAAATGTAACAATGCCTAAAACAGCAGCTGCAACAGATGCAACTACACTCGGCGAAGCAGGCGAATCTACTAATAAACCGGAATCAAACAAGGAATTGTTCGAAAGGATGGTTAAGAACCAAGAACAAACTAACAAACTACTCAAATCAGGCAACAGAATTACTAGTGATCTAAGCGACGAATTCTAGCATTAGCCAATATTAAATTTTATACTTTAAAATAGTTGATAAATAGTATTATCAATAACAGGACTATTATATAATATGAGTTGGCGCAAACATTTTACACCCTTTGACAATTCGGGTTTACCTTTAAACATTCAGTCAGGTGCGGATAAAAATGACGGCTCGTTCGGCGCAGCCGCAACAAGTAGATTTAATAGTTGGTTACCAGAAGTATATGCAGGAAGTCCTAACAGACTTATGCGTTATGTACAGTACGATCAAATGGATTCGGATCTAGAAGTAAATGCCGCACTAGATACTATTGCAGAATTCGGCACACAAGAAAACGAGTACTCGGGTTTACCGTTTACTATTGACTTCTTGTCACCACCAAGTGACACAGAAGCAAAAATCATAGATAAAACATTACATAGCTGGGTTAGACTTAACAAGTTACACAAACGTGCATTTAGAATGTTCCGTAGTACTTGTAAGTATGGCGATCAGTTCTTTATCAGAGATCCAGAAACATATGAATTGTACTGGGTTGATCCTGCAAACATCGAAAAGGTTGTCGTTAACGAAAGTGAAGGCAAAAAGATAGAGCAATACTTTATTAAAAACCTAGAAGCAAACTTTGCAGAACAAGTAGGCACAAACGCAAGCGGACTACATGCAAGGCCGTATGGTAGTGGACAAGGCTTAACAGGCATAATGAGTCCTACTAACACAGTAAGCAACAATTACCTAACAGGATCAATTGACGGAGCCGGCGAAGGCGTACCAGTTGATGCTAAACATGTTGTTCACATAAGTTTAACCGAAGGCATGGATCATTCGTGGCCCTTTGGCGTAAGCATACTAGAACCAATTTTCAAAGTGTTCAAGCAAAAAGAATTGCTAGAAGACAGTATTATCATTTATCGTGTACACAGAGCACCTGAAAGACGTGTGTTCTTTATTGACGTAGGTAATATGCCAGCCCACAAAGCACAGCAGTACTTAGAACGTGTAAAATACGAAGTACAGCAAAAACGTGTACCTAACAGCAAGGGTGATGGTAGCAGTGTAACAGACAGTGCATACAATCCAATGAGCATGTTAGAAGATTACTTCTTTGCACAAACAGCAGACGGACGTGGTTCTAAAGTTGATACACTACCAGGTGGTGAGAACTTAGGACAAATAGACGACCTTAGATACTTTAATAACAAACTATTACGTGGTTTGCGTATTCCTGCTAGTTACTTGCCAACAGGACCAGACGATGGCAGTGCTACTTACAACGATGGTAAAGTAGGTGTTGCATATATTCAAGAATATAGATTTGCAAAGTATGTTGAAAGACTACAAAAGCAAGTGCAAGAAGACTTAGACAGAGAATTTAAACTGTTCTTAAAGTACAAAGGTATTGATATAGATAACAGTGGCTTTAGAATGCTGTTTAACAAGCCTATGAACTTTAGTAGTTACAGAGAACTACAACTTAATACAGAACGTGCTCAAATGTTTAATCAGGTTGGTAACTTACCATTCATGAGTAAGCGTTTTGCATTACAAAAGTATATGGGTTTAAGCGACAACGAAATGAAGCAAAACGAAGAGCTGTGGCGTGAAGAGAATGATTATCAGAAGTATCAAGATAATGAGAAAGCAGCTGCACTTAAAAACATAGGTATTAGGCCGGAACCAAACGAAATGGTTGATTTAGATGCAGAACCAGACCTTTCTGCCCTAGATGACCCTACTTTAGGCGGAGAAGACATAAATACTACTGTAGATAATACAGTACCACCAGCAGAAGGCGAGGGTTTAGTATAATGAAAATAAATGAATTTTACGAACCCGGAAGAGATCAAGAAGCAATGCGTTCTGAGGAAGATACTAGAAAGGCTAAATTAACACTTAAAGAATTAAACAAGTTAAGAAAAGTTAGAGAAATTAGTCGAGCAGAAGAGATAGAACATACAAAATTTGTAAAAGTTATGTATAAAGCCGGTGGCGACGAGCAGGCACTGTAATTACACCCACATTTGATCAAAACAGTGAGTATGACTGTTTTGGTACCAAAAAAACACCATTATAACACATATTTAATAGATTGCTATAAGTAAATGGTAATCATGCAATTCTTACAGGCGTAAGGTTGTATTAATAATATTTAAGGAGGCCACAATGTCTAAGAAGTTAGAATCAATATTAGAACTTCTCCTTGCTGAAGAAAACGAGAAAGCAGAAGAATTGTTACACGAGTATGTCGTAGACAAAGCCCGTGAGCAATACGAAAGCCTACTCGATGATGAGGTAGAGGAAGAAGAAGTGAGTGAAGTTATCGACCAAAGTAACGACTTTGTAGACGACATCACATCAGACGAAGACGAAATCAACGCTGATGAAATTGGCGAAGAGGACGACGACAGCGAAAATCCTTTTGCAGACGCAGAAGAAGAATCAGAAGACGAGTCAGAAGGTGAAGAAGACCTAGAAGACAAAGTTGACGATATCGCTGACGAATTAGAATCATTAAAAGCAGAATTTGATGCACTAATGGCAGATGGTGATGAACCAAAAGCTGAGTTAGGTGACGAAGAAGAAGCAGACCTTGAAATGGACGGTGAAGAACTTGATTTAGAAAGTGTTGAATACGATCTAGATGAAGCTACAGACGAAGACGAAGACGAAGTTGTTGAAGAAGCAACTAAGTTATCTGACAACGTTGCTGCACCTAAAGCAGGCGAAGCAGATTCAACAGAATCACCTTTAACTAAAGCACCAAAAGGTACTAAAGTAGCAGGCGCTGGAACTCCAGTTAAAGCTAAAGACGGTAGCGAAGGTGTCAAAGGCGAAAGTGCTAAAGACCATACACCTACAGACAACATTAAAGTTGAGCCTAAAAAGGCATAAGTAGGAGATTAGATTAAGATGCAATCCAGAAAGTTATACGAATATTTGAATCCTAGTACTGCTAATATGCAGATTATGGAATCAAAAGACGGTAAAGACCTTTTCATGCAAGGATTATTCATTCAAGGCGATGTAAAAAATCAAAATGGACGAGTATACCCAAAAGATGAAATAGCTAAAGCTGTTGAAAGTGTTCGTACACGTTTAAGCGAAGGCGAAACTGTAATGGGAGAGTTAGATCACCCAGAAGAGTTACAAATTAACTTAGATCGTGTAAGTCACATCATCACTGAGATGAATGTTGATGGCTCAGACGGACTTGGCAAATTAAAAATCATAGATACGCCCATGGGTAACATTGCGAAAGCATTGTTAAAAGCAGGGGCAAAGCTAGGCGTGAGCAGTAGAGGCAGTGGTAATGTAAATGAGTCAGGTAAAGTATCTGACTTTGATATTATAACAGTCGACATTGTGGCCCAGCCTAGTGCACCAGATGCGTATCCCAAGACTATCTATGAGAGTTTGTTTAATATGAAAGGCGGTGCAATGTTGCACGAATTAGCCGGACAAGTTACACACGACATAAGTGCAGAAAAACATCTGATAAATGAGATTCACAAACTTATCAGAGAATTAAAAATATAACAGAGAAGTAGGAGACTACTATGGCAGTGACATTTAAAGACCTAATTGAAGGAACAGACTTAACTTCTGAAGTTAAGGAATCCTTACAAGAAGCATGGGAAGCAAAAGTCTCTGAGGCAAAAGAAGCAATGACAGCTGAACTCCGTGAAGAGTTTGCACAGCGATACGAGCATGACAAGAGTCAAATCGTAGAAGCTGTTGACAACTTTATCACAGATAAAGTAACAGCAGAAGTTGCAGAAATTGCAGAAGAAAAAGGGGCTCTAGCTGAAGACAGAGTCAAATATCACAAAGCCATTAGTGAACACGCAAAACTATTGAATTCTTTCGTAACTGAAAGTTTAGCAAAAGAAGTTAAAGAACTCCGTGCAGACAAATCAAGAGTAGCAGAACACGTTACTAAACTTGATGAGTTTATCACAGAATCTTTAGCATCTGAAATTGCTGAATTCCACGAAGATAAGAAATCATTAGTAGAGCAAAAAGTTAAAATGGTAAGAGAAGGCAAAGCACAATTAGCGGAAGCTAAGAAGAGCTTTATTTCTAAGGCTGCTAACTTAATTGAGAATAAAATCAATACAGTTATCACCGAAGAAGTCAAATCTTTCCGAGATGACATCACTAAGAGCCGTGAGAATGACTTTGGACGTCGAATTTTTGAAAGTTTCGCTAACGAGTACAATACATCGTACTTAAACGAAAGCAAAGAAATTAAGACGCTACAGAGAACACTCGCTGAGATGGAAACTACAATTAACGAAGCAACAGCAACAGTGGAAGCATCGCAAGACGCATCTAAATTAGTTGAAAGCAAGTTAAGAATAGCAGAAGATCGTTACACTCGTAAAGAGACACTTAACGAACTGATGGCGCCACTTGGCAAAGAGAAGAAAGAAATCATGTCAGATTTACTTGAAAGTGTTACCACTGAAAAACTAGAAGGTGCTTTTAATAAGTACTTGCCTAGCGTTTTAGATGGCGAATCACCTAGAGTGAAGAAAACATTGTCTGAATCAGTAATCAAAGAACATACTGGTAATAAAGAAACTGTGCAAACAGCATCTGATGACGAAAAAGATAATGTAGTCGAACTCGATTACATTAAAAAACTAGCCGGACTTTCAAAATAACAGGAGTAATTAATAATGGCAAATTTATTTGAAAGCAACTGGTCCGCAACCAAAGAAGCATTGCTTGAAGGTGTTTCTGGAAACAGAAAATCTTCATTGGATGTGGTCCTCGAAAATACTAAACGCTATTTATCAGAGGCCGCAACCACAGGTGCAACGGGTGCAGGTTCAGTCGCAACATTAAACAAGGTAATGTTACCTTTAATCAGAAGGGTTATGCCTTCAGTAATAGCTAATGAGCTAGTCGGCGTACAGCCTATGACTGGTCCAGTTGGCCAAATACATACACTAAGAGTCCGTTATGCGGAAACTGGTGGCGGTGCTACAGCAGGTGACGAGGCTTTAAGTCCTTTCAAACTTGCTTCATCTTACGCAGGTTCTCCAGATGCTACAGCAGCAGCTGAAGGAACTCCAGGTAAGAAGATGAGCATCCAAATCTTAAAAGAAACAGTGGAAGCTAAGACTAGACGTCTAAGTGCTCGTTGGACTTTTGAGGCAGCTCAAGATGCAGAAAGCATGCATGGTGTTGATGTCGAAGCAGAAATTATGCAAGCATTAGCACAAGAAATCGTAGTTGAAATCGACCAAGAAATTATCGGTTCATTACGATCACTAGCAGGTGCTGGTACTACTTTAGACTTTAGTGCTCTAAGTGGACAATCAGTATATGTCGGTGACAGACACGCAGCTTTAGCTATTGAAATTAATAGAGCAGCAAACAGAATCGCAGCAAGAACAAGACGTGGCGCTGGTAACTACATCGTAGTATCTCCAGAAGCATTGACAATCTTGCAAAGTGCATCAACTTCAACGTTCGCAAGAACAACTGAAGGTTCTTTCGACGCTCCTACAAACACTAAGTTTGTTGGAACATTGAACGGAACAATCAAAGTATTCGTAGACAACTATGCAGCAGACGGAACGAAAGTTCTTGTTGGTTACAAAGGTTCAAGCGAGTCAGATGCTCCAGCATTCTACTGTCCTTACATCCCATTAATGAGTACAGGACCTGTAATGGATCCTACTACTTTTGAACCAGTAGTTAGCTTTATGACACGTTATGGTTATAAAGAACTAACAAACACTGCTTCATCTTTGGGTAACGCAGCAGACTACGTTGACGCAATTACATTGTCCAACATAGCATTCCAGTAAGCCTTAAAACTTACAAGAATAGGAAAAGCACTCTTCGGAGTGCTTTTTTTTTGGATATTCTTTCTGCACATAAACACTTGACATCATTGCACTTTTTGTGTATAATATAGCAATGCCGTGGACAAAAGGTAGGACAATTCTGTCTCTATTTAGAAGCCACAGCAGTAAAAGGAGGAATAAATGAAAACTTTATTCAATATAGAGAATGGATTCAAAGCATTAGTAATTATACTATTGTCTATGATTGCATTCAATGCCAATGCGGCAAAATGGAGCGGTGATGTAGGTTACGCAAGTGACTATGTATTCCGTGGATTATCTCAAACTCAAGGCGCAAGTTCTGGTTTCGGATCTATTGATTTAGATTTAGAGAACGGTATTAACGCAGGTGTTTGGGTAGGCCAAGTAGACTTTATAGGCAATGATGCTAGTGAAGAAATCTACTCTTATATTTCATACAGCAAAACGTTAAGTGACGCTGTATCTGTAAGTGTAGGCTACGGTGATTACACATACGCAGGAGATTCAAGTTTAAATGGATCTGAGCAGTATGTTTCTGTTAATGTAAAAGACTTCGGTTTTACGCATGTAATGGGTAATGACACCTACAACGATTATACAAAACTAAGTTATACTGGTTTTGATATTGTTGATTTAGCATATGGCATGCAAGATAATGTTGGAGACAGTCTAATGTTTACCAGATCTTTCGATATACCACTAGGTGGTTTAGAAGGTTCAGTAGCATACATTGACTTCACTGCTGATGACAGCAGTTTACTACCAGACGAGGACATGTTTGTCTTTGCAGTGAGTAAATCATTCTAAGTAACCCAACTTAGCAAAATATACCCCAAAGCAATGCTAAGGGGTATTTTTTTGGCCGCTATTCCGTAATAACATATTTTATCTTTCTTGATAAATAGTTATTATATAGTTTACGAGGGATAATTTAAAATGTCAAAACGCACGGTCATAGCAGCAGACGAAGAATTACTGGTTCAAGGTAGTCTCATAGTCACGGGTAATGTTACTCAAGTAGAAACAACACAGTTAGTTAATAGACTAGAATCCGATGAACTTGTTATTAATGCTGACGGTGATGATGTTACTCCAAAACTAATCCTCAACAAAAATAATGTACTAAGTACTATTTCGTTTGATGGAACAAATATTGTATTAGACAAGCAGTTAACGTTACCGGCTGGTAACAACACCATGAACATCATTGGTGATGTGTTTGCAGACAACGAAACTAAAGTATTAGAAAGCGGAACAGACGGAACTAATGCTGTATTTACAGGTTCAGTAACTGGTACAGTGAGTAGCATATCTAATCATACTACTGCTGGCCTATCAGAAGTTACAAATTTATACTTTACTACTGCTAGAGCAGATGCTAGAGTAGATGCAGGATTTACTGCTAAGTCAACAAGTGATTTAAGTGAAGGAACTAACTTATACTATACAGATGCAAGAGCAGATGCAAGAATTACAGCGTCTGACACTGATGCATTAAGCGAAGGTTCAACTAACTTATACTATACAGATGCTAGAGCAAGAAACAGTATCAGTGAATCCTCACCAGAATTAGCATATAATAACGTAACAGGTGTATTAACATTTACACAAGGCAGTACATCGGGTGTAACAGAAGGTACAAATTTATACTTTACAGATGCAAGAGCAGATGCTAGAATAACAAATGCATTAATTGACGAAGACAACATGGTAACTGATAGTGCTACTCAAGTACCTTCACAGCAATCAGTAAAAGCCTATGTAGATGCACAAACAACAACTGAAACAGCAGAAGGCACAAATTTATACTTTACAGATGCAAGAGCAGATGCAAGAGTAAGTGCGGCATCAGACATAGTCAGAATAACTGGCACACAAAGTATTGCAGGTGCTAAAACATTTACTGGTGACATAATAGCAACAACACAGGCGGCAAATGAAAGTAGTACTAAAGTTGCTACAACAGCCTATGTCCAAACAGAGTTATCAGCATTATTAAACGGAGCAGATCCAGCCTTAGACACGTTAGGCGAAATTGCTGCCGCATTAAACGATGACGCTAACATTGGTGCAGTTGTAACAAACAACACAACCAATATTACAAATTTACAAAATAGAAATATTAACACTGGCACAGGTTTAAGTGGTGGTGGTAATTTAACAGCAGATAGAACATTTAGTATTACTAACACAGCCGTTACAGCAGCAAGTTATGGTAGTGCAACAGTAATACCTACATTCACTGTAAATGCACAAGGACAGTTAACAACAGCAGCAGATACAACCATAGCAATACCAAGTTCACAAATTACAGATTTCAATAGTGCAGTAGGCGCAAGAGTTGATGCAGAACTAACTGGAGGCGCTGGAATTGATTACACTACTGGTACAATTGATGTAGATGGCACAGTTATTAGAACAACAGGTGATCAAAGTATAGGTGGCACAAAAACATTTATTGGAAACTTAGTTACTCCAAGCAGTGCATCTACAACAGCCGGTGCAATATATCACGACACTAGTGATAACAAAGCATACATTTATGTAGGTGGCAGCAGAAGAGAAATTACTCCAGCAGTTGATGTTGGTGCATTAGAAGATGTCGGTGCAACAGGCATAGACATTTATGCAGGTGATAGAGTTGACGGTGCGACAACATACGCAGGTATTAAAAGTTTAGCAGACGGCACATATACTACATTAGTAGACTCAGCAAATGTTATCACAGTAGACGCAGACATTAGTGCAATACGTGGAGCATTCAGTGGCGCCGGAGATATAAGTTACGATAATGCAACTGGTGTTATTAGTTTTACAGACTCAGATAGAAGTGACTCTACAATAAGAGGCTTGTTCAGTGGAACCGGCAGTACATTTAGTTACAACAACAGCACAGGTGCCTTTGCATCTACAGCAGATAATTATAATGCTTGGAAATTTGTAACACCTACTACAGGAAATGTAGTTGTTGGTAGCAGTGACTTAGTAACATTTACTGCAGGTGCAGGTATTGCAATTAGTAACTCAGGTAAAGCAATATCAATTACAAATACTAACGCAGCAGATATCACAGCAGTAACAGCAGGCACTGGTTTAAGTGGTGGTGGTGCATCAGGTGCAGTTACACTTAATCTTGATGCAAATACAAGTCTTGTAACTGAAGGAACAAATTTATATTATACAGATGCAAGAGCAGATGCAAGAATAACAAATGCATTAATTGACGAAGATAACATGGTAACTGATAGTGCTACTAGATTACCTTCACAGCAATCAGTTAAAGCATACGTTGACTCATCGGTCTCCGGTGTAGTTGGTGGCTCGCTAGATTTAAGTTCGAAGTCAACATCAGACTTATCAGAAGGTACAAATTTATATTATACAGATGCAAGAGCAAGAGCAGCAATAAGTGCAACTGGTGATTTAAGTTATAATAGTAGTACTGGTGTTATGTCATACACTGATCCATCACCTAGAACAGATGCTACAATCAGAGGATTGCTTAGTGCAACTGGTGATTTAAGTTATAATAGTAGTACTGGTGTAATTAGTTACACTGACCCATCACCTAGAACAGATGCTACAATCAGAGGATTGTTTAGTAGCGGTGGAGACATTGCATACAATAGTTCAACAGGCTTCTTTTCATACACTATGCCATCCTTGGCAGTTAGTGATTTTGCAGCAAGTTCGATACTGTTAAGCACGGAATCATTTGCATCAAATGACACAATGTTAATGACGTCATCAGCAATTGAAGGTAAAATTGAAGCATATGGTTATTCAACAACAGTTGGTGACATCACAGCAGTAACAGCAGGCTCAGGCTTAACAGGTGGAGCAACTAGCGGAGTAGCAACATTAAGTGTAGGCTCCGGTAGTTATATTGTTGTAGCAGCCGACACTGTATCAGTTGACGCAACAAGTGCAAACACAGCAAGTAAAGTAGTAGCCAGAGATGCAGCAGGTAACTTTAGTGCAGGCGTTATTACAGCAACAGCAACAGCAGCAAGATATGCGGATTTGGCTGAGAAATATGCAACTGACACTCATTACGAACATGGCACAGTTGTTATATTTGGCGGAGATGCAGAAGTAACAGTAACAACAGAATCTAATTCACCTAAAGTAGCAGGTGTTATTAGTACAGATCCTGCTTACATGATGAACAAAGATGCAGAAGGACAATACGTTGCATTACGTGGACGAGTTCCGTGTAAAGTAATTGGTCCAGTTGCAAAAGGTGATGTACTTGTGACATCAAGCAGACCAGGCTTTGCAGAAGCAGCAAGCGACCCACATTTTGTAGGCGTTGCATGTTATGTAGGTAAAGCAATCTCAAGCATAGATACCCCATCCGAAGGCGTTATTGAAATTATGGTATAACAATACCATTTGTTAACTCTTTGATAAATACATACAACGGACTAGACAGTACAATGTACTGACAGTGTGTATTTACACACTCTGAACTAACCGGGGAAATAAATGGCAATTTTTGGAAATTTCAAAGGTACCACTACATCCGAATTCAAGATCGGAAAGAAAGCTAGTGGTAGCAAAATATCGACGGGTACAAGACCCTCCTCAGACCTATCAAACGGAGATATATACTTCGATTCAGCAAATGCAACGTTAGACATATACGAAAGCAGCTGGAAAAACATAGGCGAAACCTTAACCGAATTAAACGTTGATGACGGAACATTATTTGTTGACAGTACAAACGACACTGTTAGTATAGGTTCAACTGCATCTAATGAAAGATTATTTGTTAACGGTAACTTACGATTAGGAACAAATCCAAGCCTTCAGTTCTCTGGTTCAGCACTAGATTTAAGACATGCAAATGGCACAGCAACCCAAGTACGCATAAGAGATAACAGCAGTAGCAGTGATCCTATATTTAAAATATACGATGCAGACAATACTAATGAAGTCTTTAAAGTACAAGGCAGTGCAACCACAATTAATAATGCATACGCACTTCCAACAGCAGATGGCTCAGCGGGGCAAGTAGTTGTTACAGACGGAAGTGGGGCACTTTCATTTACAACAGTAAGTGCAAATCCAGAAGGTGGCAACACTGATATACAGTTTAACGACAGTAGCTCTTTTGGAGGCAACGATGCATTAACATACGATAAAAGTTCAAGCACATTAAAAACTGGTGTTGTACAAGGCGTACTTTTTGAACCTATTTCAGATTACGGTTCAATTAGTGAATCAGCTAATATGACAATAAGTTTTGGAACAGTAGCCGAATCAGCAACAGTTGGCGACTATGAGTACATTAAAGATACATTTGGACCAACAAGTGATTCTTATGTGGTTGCAAATTTACCAGATGTATCAGTAGCAGGGCAAATGATTTATGTGAGCGATGAAACAGGCGGAGCAGTCATGGCATTTAGCGATGGTAGCAACTGGCGAAGAATTACAGACAGAGCAATAGTAAGTTAAATAATAGGACACACACATGCCAAGAGCAAAAAAGGAAATTAAGATCATAAAAAATAAAGATATTAAAAAAGAAGACAACCCAGTTGAGAATGAAACGCAACCAATTGGAACTTCCAGGAAGAAAAAAGAAAGTACTAAGGTAGATACAAAAAAACAGACTATAGGAACTTCTAGGAAGAAAAAAGAAAGTACTACAGCAGATGCATTAGCAGAATTTAAAGCAGAATTAAAGAAAGAGTTATATAAAGAAATTAGAGAACAAGTAATTGCAGAAAACCAGAGACTAGATCACATTGATAAAACAAAAGACAAAGTGGAAGCAACATTGACTAAATCGGAATTAGTGCTTAATGGCCAAGAAACATTTCGATTCACTGGAACAAAGGACGGACTAGATATTTCCAAAGGTGATCTTGTGATGCAGAGTTTTAACAAAGGCGGCGCAATGGGAATAGGCATAACTAATCCTAAAGCAGTAGGTCCAGGTAGTGTGCATATTAGATCTAATTATAACAGTGAAGCATCGTTACCGACTGACGGTAAAGGACAAACAAGAGGTCTATTAATTGAAAGTGATGCTGATGACAGCAATGCATTTTTATTTAGAGGCGTTAGTAGAAAGAATAGACAAGGAATAAACTTAACAGGAGCAGGTGATTTGTCATTAGGACTTATGCATGATGAGACGCAAAGCAGATTAAATGTGTATCAGCCTAATAACAATAAAAATATTTTTAATGGATATGCACCAAGTAGATTCTATCACGGAAACATGATGGATCTATCAACACAGGCAACTTCTAATAAGTCATACAATTTTATTGAAGCAAAGAATCAAAGTTTAGAAAACGGCGATACTTATGCACAAAAAGTATTTGCAGTAAACGGTACAGGAGCAGTATTTAGCGACAGCACCGTTCATAGTAACAATTCGGGTTATGCAGAGATGTTTGAGTGGGGTGACGGTAATCCTCGCAAAGAAGACAGAACAGGATATGTAGTTACACTTAGCCCTAAAGGTAAGTTAGTAACTGCTGGTGAGGGCGATTGTATCGTCGGAGTGGTTTCAAAAAACCCAGCAGTAATTGGCGGGGCAGGTTGGAACTATTGGCAAGATAAGTATTACGCTGATGAGCGTGGAAACAGAAAGGAATTAGGTGTACACATAATGGAATGGGAAAAACGAGACCATACTATTGAGAGTCATTTTAATTCTACACTACCTAGAGATTTTCAAACTCCTGAGAATACAGTAGTGTACGAAACTCACACAACTGGCGAAGATATGTACACAGGACACGAAACGTCAGAATTTGAAAGACAACAAGAATATAAAAGTAGAACTGAACGCAATGAATGGGCACCAGTAGTAACACATGGATGTGCAATTGTATGTAAGGGACAAGTAACAGGCGAGGCATGGATCAAGTTAGCTGATATATCAGATGACTTAGAAAGATGGCTAATTAAATGAAAACGATAAATAGTGTTATAAATAAAAATCATTTTCTAACAAAGATTTAACGGGGAATATAAAATGGCAACAGCTATTCAGTTTAGACGCGGTACGACCGCACAACACGGCTCATTTACGGGATTAGTAGGTGAAATCACGGTCGATACCGATTTGGACACGCTTCGCGTCCATGACGGCTCGACTGCTGGTGGAACACGATTAGCAAAGTATGATGAGGTAGTAGCAGCAGCAACAGGTGATATCACTTCTGTTGTAGCTGGATCAGGATTAACAGGTGGCGCTACCGACGGTGACGCAACCATCAGTATAGACTACGAAAACTTAACAGGTAACTTGATACCAAGTGCAAACAATACATACTCATTAGGTAGTTTAACTAATGTGTGGAAAGATGTATATGTTGGACCAGGTTCACTTTACGTTAACGGACAAAAAGTACTTGAAGATAATTCAGGAACAATACAGTTTAGTGCAGACAATAACCAGAACATCAGTATTTTAACTACTGGCACCGGTGACTTAGAACTTACATCAGGTGGATCAATCCAACTGAAGTCAGACATTGCTATTACAGCAACTAAGACAATTAGTTCAACAGGCGGTGTTAAGTTTGCTTCGAACATTAACATGAACAGCAACAATATCAACAACGTTGATGATCCTGTTGCAGCTCAAGACGCAGCTACTAAAGCATACGTTGATGCACAAGTTGATACAGCAGATGCATTAAGCGAACTAAGTGGTGATACAGACGATTTAACAGAAGGTACAACTAACTTATTCCACACATCAGCAAGAGCAGATGCTAGGTTTGATGTTAAGATTGCAGCAGCTGACACAGCTGATTTAAGCGAAGGTACTAACCAGTATTACACGAATACAAGAGCAAGAGCAGCAATTAGTATTGTTGATGCAGCCGGCGACGGTGGTTTAGCTTATAACAACAGTACAGGTGTATTAACATTCACTGGTGTTAGTGAAGCAGAATCAGAAGCAAGAATCGATGCTCACTTAGTAGGCGGCGATGGACTTGATTATGCGTCAGGTACGTTTGATGTTGATTCAACTGTAGTAAGAACTACAGGCGATCAGACATTAGCAGGCGACAAAACATTTACAAACGATACAACGTTTAACGGTAACGTTACCATTAGTGGTACGCAAACTATTGTTAATTCGCAAATTACAGCTTTAGCAGATAGTGTAATAGAATTAAACAGAGATGCAACTGGTACTCCAAGTGAAGACGCTGGTATAACTGTAAACAGAGGTTCAAGTGCAGACGTTAATCTAACATGGGACGAAAGTTCAGGCTACTGGGCATTTACTAATGACGGAAGCACAAACTTTAAGATATCAACTGATACAGACGATTTAACAGAAGGCTCAACTAACGAATACTTTACTCAAACAAGAGCTAGAGCAAGTGTTAGTGTTACTGATGCAGGCGGAGATGGTTCATTAGCATATAACAGTTCAACTGGTGCTATTACTTACACAGGCCCAAGTGCTAGTGAAGTAAGAGCTCACATTAGTGTTACTGATGCAGGCGGAGACGGAAGTCTTTCTTATAGCAGTGGTGTTATTACTTACACAGG